TGCATCTTGCAAATTTGTATCTTAATTGAGCAGGTGCCCCTGACACAACGTTGGGGGTTTTTTTTATATTTAAACTAAAAACAATGCTAATTGAATTTAATGAGGAAATACAAAAGATCCGAGATATCAGAAACAAAAAGATTTCGGAAGGATTAAAGCTCGAAATCCCAGAGATAGACGAGCACATAAGATTTAAAAGAGGAAACTTTAATGTAATATTGGGACACGCAAATGTAGGTAAGACAACAGTTGTTTTGTATTTGATGCTTTTATATAGTTTAAAGCACGATCTAAAGTGGCTTATATTTTCCTCAGAAAACGATGCATATACGCTGATTAAAAAAATTATTGAGTTTTTGGAGTTAGAGCCGATCAATAAGATACAGGAAACAAATTTCAATAGTAAATTAAACTGGATCAATGATCATTTTAAATTCATATCAAATGAGAGGATATATGATTGGAAAGATTTAAAAGAATTAGCGCAGGGTATTTTCGATGCTTGGAATTACGACGGGTTTCTTCTTGATCCATATAACTCACTTAAAAAAAGCTATGGGAAAGGAAAGAATAGCCACGAGTATGATTATGAAGTTACAAGCGAAATGCGAATGTTTTGCAAAAAAAATAAAGTTTCACTTTGGTTATGCGCTCACGCAGCTACAGAAGCCCTTAGAAAGAAGCACGGAGCAGCGCACGAGTATTATGATTTGCCTATACCTCCTATGGCTTCAGATGTAGAGGGCGGGGGAAAGTTTGTTAATAGGGCAGACGATTTCTGGGTGATACATAGATATATTCAGCATCCTAGCGATTGGATGTTTAGCTTAATTCACGTAAGAAAGGTAAAGGACATTGATACAGGAGGAAGACCAACATCCATTGATAAGCCAATAAAATTGGAGTCTATACGCAACAATGTAGGATTTAAAATAAATTCGCTAACTTTGATAGATAAACCAAACAGAAACCAAGAAAATTTACCATTTTGATAGAATTTAGGCTATTTAATTATATAATTAACATTCAACTGATTCCGCTTTATGGAGTCTTTGTTGGGTTAATTTATTACAATCCGAACCTTGAGCCTGATCTGCCAGATGTACCAGAAGAGGATTTTTACCATCAATTGACAATCGCTGTATTTATACTTGGTTTGCATATGACAATATGGAGACTATAATCGAGAAGATACACGCACGTCACGAAGAGTGGGTTTTTCTGGTTACGAAGTATGGATGTAATGAGCAGACAGCAGAGGATATTGTACAGGAGATGTATTTGCGATTGATTGTTTATCTAAGGAAAACAAATGCAGATATCAGTTATGGAGATGACGTAAATATATATTTTGTCGCTAAAACTTTGAAAAGCATATTTCTGGATCAAGTGAGAAAGCAAAACAGAAAACCTACTGTGGAATTAAAAGAAGAGATTTGCGAAATATTAGATTATCAGTCCAAAGATTACGAAAGCATATACGCAAAGGTGCAAGAAATATTAGGCGACCTATATTGGTTTGATAGAAAGATTTATGAGATTATTGAGTCAGGGGAACGAGTTGCATCTTTAGCTGATAAAACAAACATACCGTATTATACAATCTACAATACATATAAGAAAGTTAAAAACCACATAAAAAATAACATATGAGAATAGGAGATCTACTTGAGAAAGTATTTAAAATAACAGGAATCAAATGGCTAGTCAACAAAATTATGATTGATTTGCTTGGCTATGAAAGCTGTGGCTGTAAAGAAAGGAAAGCTAGATTGAATGAAATACAAATTAATTGGGAACAGAAATGGAAGTCTTAACCAAAGTTGAATACGATGCTTATTCAGTTGTAAGAAACAAGAAGAAGCTTGATGCTCACGCACAGGAGGTGATTGCATCCTTACATAGTAAGTATTTTAAACACTCTTTTTATAAACCCTGCTCGTGTGCTGGCAGCGTGAAGACTTGGCAACAATGGATCTCACAGCTAAATGATCTTTATGAGCAAGGATATCGAGAAGATACATAAGTTTGAGGAAGCAGTAGTCACGATATTAAATTTCGATGGATGGGAACTCACTTGGACTGGTGAGGGGTATGACCATTGCGATGCTGTAGGTAAAACTCCGAAAGGGATGACTTGTGCAATGGAAATGAAATTCAGAAATAAATACTACGAAACCAAAATGCTTGAGAAATATAAGTACGATAGACTTATGGCAATGGAAGTTGAGGTGCGTTTATATTTTGTAGGTGATCCGAAAGGAAATTATTTGTTTTGGCTGGATAGCATAGAAGTGCCAGAGGCAGAAACAATGTGGTGTCCGAGTACTACTCTTTGGAATGGTAACAAGAAAGAGAAATTAGTTTACCTTCTGGAAGAGGAACAAGCATCTTTAACTAATATTTATTAGATTTTTTTTATATCTTTAGGGAAATTAAAAACAAATAACAATGGAAGATAGATACATTATGCTCGAAAAGATTGACCGAGTGAAAGAAGCTCAAGCAGATGCGGATTTAAATCTTATCATAACAATGGTCAGTAAGTGGAGCAAGAAAAATCCAGAGAATAAAGATTTGAAAGAGTTAGCGGAAGCATCGACAAGTCTTTTTTTTATTTTGAATAGCTATCATACAGATAGAAAGATGTACCATAAAGCAATCGCTCAGTATCGAACAGATAAGATCAGAGCTATTGAAAGAGCAAGAAAAGCAGAAGATAAATTAAATAACAAGACATAATGACAAAAGAACAGAAAAGGATCAAAGAAATACAAGAAGTCCACGAGATCTACGAGGGGCTTAATCTAAGACAGATGGAGCATTTGCTTTATTTGATGAAGGATAGAATTGTAATTCCTCACGCATTCAACGATGGGGTTTGCAGAGATATGGAGATTGACTACGTTGCAATCAATGGAGCGATGATAGGAATAGTAACAGATTTTTTTGCTAATCATTTAGATAATACGGATGGAAAAAATTAGGCTTTTAGATGGGAGCGAGTGGATCAGAGAAGATCTGCTTGAGAAAATGAAAGATGACGATTTTTATTTTGGATATCTAGGGAAAGAGAAAGTGCTGAGCAAATCTTCTATCAATGATCTAGTACCACCTAAGAGTCCAAAGGCTTGGTATTATAATTCAGGAAAGAAAAAGAATGAAACATCCCTAAGAGCGGGTACGTTATTTCATTTGGCAATATTGGAGCCAGATAAATATGATCTGCTTAATTTCAGTAAGTTAAAGACAAGAGGTTCTGCGGGATTCAAAAGTCAAGCTGCAGAATTAAAAGAGCAGGGAGAGGTTTTGTATAGCAGTTCAGAGAAAGAATTCAACGAAAAGCTAGTAAGTGAATTCACAGTAAACAAGAGGGCAATGATGAAGTTGCAGGATTGTGATTTTGAAGTGCCTATTTTGGGAGAGATCGAGGGAATACCATTTAGAGGAAAAGCAGACGTTGTGACGAAAGACAATCGCATAATAGATCTAAAGACTTGCGGTGATCTGGAAAACTTTCCAAACGATGCTGCTAGTTATGGATATGATATACAATGCTATGTTTATTCTAAGCTGATGGGGTTTGATCCTGTGGGGAGCGAGTTTCTAGTAATCGCTAAGAATACCTATGACATCGGTTTTTTTGATGTAGACAAGAGTTTTATTGAGCAGGGAAAAAATAAACTAGAAAGAGCCATTGAAGTTTATAAGCAAATCTTTTATCAGAAAACAGATGAAGAAATCAGAGAAACTTTGAATGAGATAACTTACACAAATAAATTATTTTCTAAATTTCAATTTAAAAAGAAATGAATAAGACAGTTAAAGAAGAGAAGAAAAAGAACATAAATAATTTTAAACCTCTCACAGAAAGAGAAGCGTTGAAGATTGTGGAGACAATTGAAAAGATTAGTAGTAAAAATATATTCAAGAAGAGCAGACAGATTGATTATGTTTATTTGCGATCAATATTTAATTACACGCTAAAAAAAGCGTATGGATGGAGAAACACACGCATTGCTAGATTTTATGTACAGAACGGATACGTTGGCTATGATCACGCAACTGTTTATCATTCTTTGCAGATGTTCCCCTTATATCTCCAATATGAACCAGAGTTGATTAATCTTTACCATACGATTGCAAATATGTTTGATGACAAAAAAGCTTTTCTGGTTAGCATAGGCATAAAAATGGAGCATCTAAAATTTGAAGATCTTAAAAAAGTCAATTGGCTAGTTGATAGATATTTTTATTAAAATAGAGTTATGAAAGTAGACATAAATCAAATCAAAGAAAATCCGAGTAACCCAAGATACATAAAGGGCGATAAGTTTAGAAAGCTAATCAAAAGTTTGAAAGAATTTCCAGAGATGCTTGAGAAGCGACCTATTGTGGTTGACGAAGCTATGGTTGTGCTTGGAGGTAATATGCGACTGAAAGCCTGTAGAGAGGCAGGAATAAAAGAAGTGCATATAAATATAGCTAAAGGATGGACTGAGGAGCAAAAAAAAGAATTCATAATAAAAGACAATGCTTCTTTTGGTGAGTGGGACTGGGATGTATTGGCTAATGAATGGGACGAAGATCAGTTGATTGACTGGGGGCTTGATGTGCCTGTGCTTAATGAGAAAGCTGATATTGAGGAGCCTGAAATTGAATTCAGCGAATATCTTGACGAGTCGCATAATTATGTAGTTTTAACATTTGATAATGACATTGACTGGTTATCTGCACAAACGCATTTCAATCTGAAATCAGTTTACTCCAAAAGACAGAATGGCAAACCTTGGTCTAAGGGCATAGGAAGGGTTGTAAATGGCGCAGAATATCTGAAAGCGTTAAAGGATGGATAACATATTTATCCCTTCTTACAATCGCTCTGAGAGGGTGAGAACATATGAATATTTAGAAACAGGGTATATTGTTGTGCCTAAGAGTCAGGAAAAAGATTACAGAAAGCGTTATGGAGATGCTGTTTTAGTGATCGCAGATAAATTGGATGGATCAGTTGCGAGGAAAAGAAATGCATTGCTAGAATTAATAAAAGAAAACACAAAACAGGGTTGGATCATTGATGACGATTTGGAGTGCTTAAGACGAAAAAAGGAAAACATTAAAATGAAAGGCGATGAAGCCCTAGAACACTTTGAGCGTGTTGAGGTTATGGCTAGAGATGGTGAATTCAAATTCGCGGGTTTTGATTATAGTGGCGATAATATGAAGTTAAAGGATATGTCACCATTTAGTTTTAATAAAGTTTCGTTTGGCTGCGTTTATATTGATGCGACAGATGGATTGAGGTATGACGAAAGATTTAAGATCTGCGAAGATGTAGATTTTTTTTTACAGAAAATGCAAAAACATAGAAAAATACTAAAGGACAATCAATACCAAGCTGTCTTTTATGGAGACGATGGAGGCAGTAGCTCTGTTATCGGATATGATATCGAAATGCAGAAAGAATATGCAAAGAAGATAAATAACAAATGGGGCTATGGTGCAATGGTATGGAAGGGAACAGGATTCAGATTTTATAACCCAATCAAAGGAGTATGAAGATATACAGCCCATCTTATAAAAGAGCGACAGGATTAAAAACGCATAAGCTATTGCCTAGTGTGATTTATTGTATTGATCAGAAAGAGAAAGAGGAATACGAAAAACAAGGTGTTAATCTGGAGATCTTACCCGATGGGATACAAGGAAATATATCCAGAGTGCGAAACTATATCAAAGATGAATTGATCAAAGACAAGGGATTGATAATAGATGACGATATTGAGGCGATAAAAATCTGGTCAACTAAAAATGCAAACCCCTATCCAATAAACATAGAAGACATAGAAGAGTTTTTTGAAATGGCTTTTAATATGTGCGAAGAAGCAGATTGTAAATTATGGGGCGTTAATATAGTAGGAGACAAAGGATCTTATAGGGAATATACACCCATAAGTTTTACGAATTGGATCTCTGGGAGCTTAATGGGATTTATAAATAACGAATGCAAGTTTGATGAAAGAATACCGCTTAAAGAGGATATTGATTTCTCACTGCAGACACTAAATAGATATAGAAAGCTTTTAAGGTTTAACAATGTGCATCTTATAAAAAGAGACCACGGAAATAAAGGAGGCTGTGCAGATTATAGAACAGTCGCAAGAGAAAAGGAACAGTTTGAGATCTTCCAAAAGAAATGGGGCAATAAGATTGTAAAACAAGATACAACACAGAAAGGAAAAAGGAAAAAGGTATTTGATATCAATCCGATCATAAAAGTACCGCTAAAAGGAGTTTAAAAATGGACAAATCGGACAGTATAAAAAAGGCTGTGCTTGAAGCATTAGAGAAATCTCTAGGAGTTGTAACGACAGCAGTAAGACAAGTTGGAATTTCAAGAAGCACGTTTTATAAATGGATGACAGAGGATCTGGAATTTAAAAACCAAGTTGAGGACATTCAAGAAATCGCTTTAGACTTTGCAGAGAGTCAATTGCATAAACAGATAAAAGATGGAAGTACTGCTGCTACAATATTTCTGTTGAAGACTAAAGGCAAGAAAAGAGGATACGTAGAAAGACAAGAGATAACAGGGGCTGATGGATATCCTACAGAGATAGAGGTTAACATTGTAAAGAGCAATGAGGTTTGATACAAACGTTGTCTACGAACACCTATTAGACTCAGATAAAAAAATAACAGTAGAGCAGGGAGGCACAAGATCTGGAAAGACATATAACATTCTTTTGTGGATCATTTTTCACTATTGTGCAAAAAATCTTAACAAGGTCATAACGATATGCAGGAAAACATACCCTGCGTTGAGAACATCTGCTATGCGTGACTTTGTAGAAATATTACGGAGTAAGGATATGTACCGAGAGGAGAACCATAACAAGTCTGCCTCAGAGTATCGACTCAGGGGAAATTTGATTGAGTTTATATCTTTAGATCAGCCACAGAAGGTGAGAGGCCGTAAGCGAGATTTGCTTTTTATTAATGAAGCAAACGAATTGTTTTTTGAAGACTGGCAACAGTTAATCTTCAGAACGCAGGAAAAAATTATAATTGACTATAACCCATCAGACGAGTACCATTGGATTTATGATAAAGTTATTACCAGAGAAGATGCTGATTTTTATCAGACAACTTATAGAGACAACCCATATCTTGAGGATAGCATTGTTGCTGAGATCGAGAGACTTAAAAAGACAGATGAACAGTATTGGCAAATCTACGGACTTGGAATACGAGGAGCATCTAAAACAACTATATTCCGATTTATAGAGATTGAAGATATACCAGAGGAAGCGGAGTTCCTTTCTTTTGGGATTGATTACGGATTCACTAACGACCCAACAACTATTGTAGGTGTTTGGAAAAAAGAATACGATCTATATGTAAAGGAGTATTTATACCAGACAATGATGACAACGATAGATATCCACAGAAAGCTGAAGAGTCTTAATATAGATAGAGAAATGATTTTTGCGGACTCTGCAGAGCCTAGGTTAAATGAAGAGCTAAGGAGAATGGGATGGAATATAAAACCAAGTTTAAAGGGCAGGGATAGTGTGAATGCGGGAATTGATCTATTGAAAAGACATAGGATATTTATAACAAAGGATTCAGAGAATATGCAAAAAGAATTCAGAAACTATAAATGGAAAGAGGATCGAAATGGCAGAGTGCTAAATATTCCAGAGGATAGAGAAAATCACACAACTGATGCTCTTAGATACGCAACCTACTCCTTGTTGAGTAAGCCTAATTTTGGAAGATATGCGATTCGCTAGAAAAAAAAGTTGTTAAAATATTTGGATAAAACAAAAAAGCGTTTTATATTTATGCTATAATTGAAAAACTAAATAAAATGAACGCAAGAACGAGAAAGCAATTAGAGAGCCAAGGTATAGCAAGAATTGAATCAAACGATTTTTGGAACTTTGGGGAAGAAGGTGAGTACAAGTATGTCCTTAACATAATAACACCTGATGTATACTTTAAGGTTGAGAGAAGTACAAACTATCCACACAAAACAATAAAAAGCTGTATCGAGCATTATA